TTTGAGGGATTGCTGACACGGGCGCAATACGCAATGAGTTCCTGCGCATCTGAGATGCCCATATCTCGAAATTCGTCTGCGGGTTGACTATATGATAAAAGTTTAACATTCATTTGTATTTACTGCGTAGGCTCTTCAATTGGTTCATCAAAACAAAGACTCTCCATGGTCTTGTAATGTTCGTAGGCTTTTTTAAGTGCTTCAAACTTTTCAAGTTTCTTTGGGTCAGGTACAAGTATGGCCAACCGTTGTTCCATCTTCTTCATAAACTCTTTTAGACTTTGACCACCAACCGTAATATCAGTACCTGCTGCCATGTCGATACCGGTGGCACTGATATTAACTGTATTAGGAGTGATAGTGTTGTTGAGTGTATAACCGGTAGTCCATTGACTATTGCTGGTAATATTACCAATAGTAGTGATACCACCAACAGTTGAACCAGCCCCACTGTAGGTAAAGGCATTGCTACTACTTGGGAAAGTAATGGTATCTGAACTATACATACTACTAGTATCTATGGTGATGGTATCATTGCTGCCACTGTAACTGACGTCACTGTAGTCAGGAGGAACGGCACCGTAACCGAAATCCAAGGTTACGGTATCGGTGCTGGTAGTTGAGACAGTGTTAGACTTTGGCTTCTTTGCGGGCATTTTTTTCTTCTGTGATTTCGTTGCGGCGAGTTTTAACCGCCTTACCTACTTCTTGAAGAGCTTTGCGAGCACGAGTACCTGCGGCATTGTTCCCAGCGGCGAATTTTGCATCTTCGGTTAAAAATTCTTCCATTGCTGATTTGAGTTGTTCTACTGTGTTTGACATATCTGTTTCCTTATAGTTATGTGAATATACTTATTCCGTCTAATGGTGTGGTCGGTAGGTTTCGAACCTACAAAGGCTACGAACTACGTCAGCGCCCCGTCCCCATTCTGGACTATGGGTCCAGCGGGAGCTTTGCCAATTTGCTCACGACCACAAGTATAGTATATAACCTTATTTTTTTAAATGCAAGAGATATCTGTGTTAAATACTAGCATATTATGATTATAGACTTTCAAAAGATTCCGTTTCACGAGATTGTGAAGTTTGGTCAACGCACCATGTTGCATCGTCCGTTATTTTCTACCAGTTGGATTTTGGGCCGCTTCTGTAATTATAACTGTAGCTACTGCTGGCCCTATGCTCGCAGTGACAAAATAGATTACCAACCATTTGAAGTCTACACCAACGCCATAGACGAAATCAAACGTCAAGCTCGCCAAAATGGCTTCAATGAATTCCATTGGAGTTTCAGTGGGGGTGAACCCACTGCTTACAAACAATTTCCGAATTTGGTTAAACACCTAGACGAAATCGAAAGTCCTTACCAAAGCATACACATGACCACCAATTTGTCGCCAGGATCAAAATGGTGGAACACTTGGTGTGCCAATACCGCATTGTTACAACGTAGAAGTATCACAGCCAGCTTTCACGATGAGTTTGCCCGAGAACAAGAGTTTGGAGACAAGTGCCTACAGTTACAGTATGAATTAGTACACGTAACTGTCAATCAAGTAATGGTTCCGGAAAAGTTTTTTGATCTATATGAACGTATGGCTCGACTGCATGCTCGAGGAATCAATGTCACACTCAAACCACAAAGCGATCCAACTGCAAGTCGAGTGGTAGATGGGTATACCGAGGAAATGATAAGACTATTACAAACTGGATTTCCTCAAACATCACAAGGTGAAGAAGTTTATCAAATAGCATTATATGATAGGGACAACAAAGAATATCTCTTTGACCAAGCTGAGAGATTTAATGCCTTCGGATTCAATAAATTTACCGGTTGGACTTGCAATAGTGGTCATCAAAGTGTTATAATAAGAGGCAATGAAGTTAAGCGCAGCTATAGCTGTCATGATGTACCGCTAGGTACACTAGAACACTTTGAATTATTTAAGGAACCTAAACGTTGTATTACCACTAGCTGTGTAAGTTCAGCCGATAGCAAGATACCTAAATGCAAATAGACACCGAACATTTACACTATTGGATGCAGGCTATTCGTCAAAGTCCAGACCCCATGCGGACCATGGATGCCTTCTGGAGTGGTCAGCTAAAGAGCAAAGAATGGTTGATTACAAATCTTCGTAACCATGTAACAAAATTTGTTACTATAGACATCCACGGTGGATGGGTTGGTGTGTTAGCCAGTATGCTATTTCAAAGCGATGTTCCGATAGTTAATATTCGTAGCATTGACATTGATCCTGTCTGTGAACATATTGCTGTTAACATGAACAAGATTGAAGAAATAACAGGTAGATTTCGAGCAGTGACAGCAGACATGTGTGCCATCCGTAGCGATGCAGATGTTATCATTAATACCAGTTGCGAACACATAACTCAAGACCAATACAATTTATGGTTAAGTGGAATGCCGCAGAATAGTTTGTTTGTTCTGCAAAGTAACAACTATGATATTCCAGAACACATTAGAATTGCAGGCAGTTTAGAAGAATTTAAAGAACAGAGTAATCTTACAATGATATGGGCAGGAGAATTAGAACTGCCCTTATATACTCGGTACATGATTATAGGTCAAAAATGAAACACGCATTATTTTTTAGTTTAACAGGCAAGCGATGGGAACGGGCATTATGGCCGCATCGTGTGGCTACATTTTTACGCATGAATAGTTGGGATGCGGAGGTAATAGACTTTGCAGCATTTTGGAAATTAGAAGAACTACAAGAATTAGTTCGCTCTCGTACATCAACTAATACAGTCATGTTCTGCTTTGGTACAGCATTCCTAAATCCGTGGAGTCCGTACTTAAACGAATTCATTGCGTGGCTTAAATTAACATATCCTACTATACCTGTTGTAGTAGGTGGCAACAATGCCTTAGTTACTCCGGCCGAAGGAGTAGACTATTGGGTAGACAGTTACGGTGAGAATGCTGTTCTAGCCTTGTGTCAGCATCTTATTGGTACACTGGGCGCACCGTTATTAACTGATTCTGCATTTTTTGGCAGTAAAAAAGTTATACGAGGCTTACACCACTATCCAAGTGCTCCGTTAAACAGCTATCTAGTAGACTATGAGGCACGTGACTTTATGAGCCCGTATGAGTGTCCTCAAATTGAAACAGCACGTGGTTGTATGTTTAGTTGTAGCTATTGTAACTTTCCTATCATAGGTCAAGCAAAAGATGTCAGCGTAAGCAAAGAACAATTCAAACTCCAAATGCAAACAGGTTATGAGAAATGGGGCATTAAGAATTGGCGTGTAATGGACGAAACATTTAATGATCGTCCTGAGAAACTACAGAAGTATGCCGACGCTGTGGATGAACTAGACTATAATCCTTGGATATGTGGATTTGCTCGCGGCGATTTGATCGTTAAACATAAAGAACATTGGGATACGTATATTAGACTAGGGTTCCTTGGACACAGTATGGGTATCGAAACATTTAACCATACTGCTGGTAAACTTGTGCGCAAGGGTATGGATCCCAAAAAACTACAAGAAGGACTATTAGATTTCCAAGCATATACAGATATACATGCTCCCAAACGATATAGAGCCAACATACAAATGATTTGTGGTATACCCGGGGAAACAGTTGCATCGTGGAACAACTCGTTAGAATGGTTAAACACCAAATGGACTAGACAAAGTGCCAGCGCACATATTCTAGAAGTTCCAGATTACGACGACACTCTTACTAACCAAAGTCGTTTTACCAAAGAATTAGTAAGCAATGGACTAGTCAAGTTAGATGCTAGACAAAATCCTGGGTATGAAGTAACGAAAGATAATAACGGAAATGTTATATTTAAATCAACCACACCTAGGGGCGGCGGTGTTGGTAGCACCAGAAACGACGTAGTTATCTGGAGTCATGATACTATGGACTGGCACACTGCTCAACAGCTAGTACAAAAATTTTATAGCAAGGATGGATTCATAGGTCTCAGAGGATGTAATCCATTTTTGTCTGATAGATTGTTTACGTTTTTCCAAACAGATTGTTACGAAGACATTTATGATGTCAAATTAACTACTATTGATACGGCAGATCAAAAGTATAATGATATAGTGCAGGATTATATTAATAAAAAATTAAGTTGGCAGACCAGTGTTTAAATTTAGTGAGTTAAAACAAATACACCTTGAAATTACTAATAATTGTCAAGCATCTTGCCCCATGTGTAATCGTAACATTAATGGCGGTCAAGACAATCCGTTAATTAAAATACACAACTGGTCATTGGACGAGTTTAAAAATGTAATGACTTCCGAAGTATTAAATCAGCTAGATAGTTATTACTTTTGTGGAAACTTTGGTGATCCAATGTTAAACAATGATTTAATTGCCATGTGTCAATACAGTACAGATGTAGCCCCAGATACTCCTATAGCAATACACACAAACGGCGGCGCAAGAACTAAAGCATGGTGGACACAACTTGCTCATGCGTTACCCAAACATCACCGAGTTGTATTTGCGTTAGATGGACTATCTGACACACATCATTTATATAGAGTGGGCACACGGTTTGAAGATGTGATTGATAATGCTAGAGCATTTATACTTGCCGGTGGAATTGCTGAATGGGTGTTTATTAAATTCAAACATAACGAGCATCAAGTTGAGCAAGCAACAGAACTGTCAACAGAGTTAGGATTTCAACATTTTACATTGAAGAACTCTAGCAGATTTATTTTAGAACCCAGTGTCAAAGTTGTAGATCGTAAAGGTAATACAACTCACTATATAGAACCAGCAACCGATGTTCCTTTAAAATTTATTGAT